GTATAAATTTTGTATCCGATAGTAGCACATAGAATCACAATCACATCCCCGTTTTTTGAAATTTTATAATTTCTACAGCAAATTTTATATCAAATGCCTAGGAAAAAGGAGCAGGCCAGCAAGAGTGAAAATGAAAAGCAAACAAGTAACGTTCAAGCTCAAGATTTCAAAACTGCGATTCAACCTGATACTGCTACTGCACAACTGATCAAAACATATTCAAACCCAAAACAGCGTGGAGATAAGGGAGAAATTGTTTACGATGGAGGGCAGAGCTCTAAGCTTGCCGAGGTTGTTGATCAGACCACTGAGCCGCACAATGCAGATGGAGCTGTAAAGGATGGGAGGATAGCTCCAGTGAAGTTAGATTTAGAGAAGCAAAAACTTGATAAATTAAAGTTATTTGAAGCATCACCTTTCGACCCTTTGACAGTGAAGAATAATCAAGATGTTGTGGACAAGTTGTACGCTACTCAGTCATCATCAATTCAAGAAGTTGTGCCGACGAAGACTTTTGCCACAGAACTTCAGTTCGGTGTCACCTCTGAGGATATGGCTAAGATTTATGGAGCTGTTGTCGCAGTGTCAAAGAATGTGAACTCAAGCGTAACGTATGAAGTGAAGCGTGGCACACACGAATTGATCAAAGTACCTACCATCCCGCACAACTTAGTGTTGATTCAATCAGATAATGGTAAACACGCATTAATAAAAGAAGATTTGGGACAATGGCCGGTTGAAACTGGAGTTTCTTTAGTTAATCAAGCAGGTGTGTTTGCTGTGCAGTTAGCTAATAAGTTAGGCATTGACAAACCTTTTGTTTTAGATGCCGGATCCAACTATTTCACTGACACCAGTTTCATCGATACTAGAAAGTACTGTACTGATGGTCTGTCGCCACGTGAAATTCAAAAAGCACTGAATAGACAACGTGCATACTATGATAGGCCAGAGTTGACCATTGCTGAAAACAGAACGCTACTCTCACAGTCTATAGTATATCCGGACGTCGATGGCAATGATGTCTCTGTAATATTCAGTGGAGCTATGTCACATGCCATCTTCACCTACGCACAAAGTCAATGGAGTAAAAACATCATCAGGCTGGACGACTACATCCGCGAAATAACACTTACAGTTCCAAAACACTATAGACCAAGACGTTTCAAGGAAATAGAGCATACACATGGTTACGTTTATCGTGAATTGAATCAGGGTTCATTGTTGCCATTAGTCGACGCGAATTTGAAGGAGGCATCCTCATATTACTTCAAAAAATTGATGCCAAGCATTAGCAATGTTCCAGTTGACGCTCGTACTTTGCAATCAGCTACATCTGCCTTGGCCGCTGATACAGGTCTCGTAGACCGTGCACCACATGTTTCTATGCTGACGAATAGACTAACGACAGCAAATGCTTCATCAGTTCGAGCCATTACAGTTCTGACATGTATGTTTAAACAATTCAGGATTGGTATGACATATTCACCAGATCCAAACATCATGGACGTAGCAGCCGCAACTTGCATGTTACTGTTCAGGCCCGCTCAGTCTATATCTGATGAACAATATAGATACTGCCTTCAGACCATGGCCGTCTTTCTGACCAACACAACATATGATATTGTAAACAATGATACTGTTGACGTTCTTAAAACGAAACTGAGGAATCAGGGTTGGCCACTCGTTGAAAGGTATAATGCCATTGAAGTCGATATGTCTGTAGAGCCATTGAGGTCACCAGGTCAGGTTGGTAGGTATTACAATCCATTTAATATCGATCCGCTGACTAAGAAGCATGTGGAGGACAGATTAGAAGAGTTCCCCAATCAAGTTCAGGTCGGAAGGTTCAGGAATGTATCAAACAATGCAGTTGGTGCAGCATTGGCCGCTTTCTTGAGAGCATGTCGTGATAAGACGAGTGCTAACTGGAAAGGGTATAGCATATTAGTATCACGGTACAGAAGCCTAATTCCTAATGAACTATTTGAGTCCCTTAGAAACATTAGCGGTGAATACAACATTAATCCGCAAGATGAGCACTCTTTCTTCTTTGCCTTAGCACAGATAAATGCTGATGAAGAATTCACAGGTGTAATTGATAAGGAGTCAGCTGAATACTTGGACGAGTACGCCACATTAGCTCGAGAGATCTCAAACTCTCTGACCTTGGTGAAAGCAGCATTCGGACCGCTGGAGAGAACAAGTGGTAGCATCCTCAATCATGCCAATAACCTAAACAAGGTAATCAACCGCGTTTTTGCTGACAAGCCATTAATCTCTGAGACTATGTTAAAGATATTGACTATTGATGGAACTACAGGGAAAGATGGGTACAGGAACTGGTTGGATAAGCTAGTTGGTCATAATTACCCGGTTTATGTTGAACCGGTTGTCAACATCGTGAATTTCATTAGTGCACGCTTCATAGCTGACAGCTCTTACTTTGGTTACACCAACGAGATCATGATAATGCCGAACCACATCACTGTCCCAGTTGATGATAGATTCGGTTTCCGAGACAGTCCTTTCTGCATGTCTCTACCTAGGACTATCATGGGTAATGAAGTTAGAAGGATTTCATATAGTGTATTCAGTATGATGGAGGATATTGATGAAGTGATTAGCGAGGGATTTATCTTGTATGACGCATACTTCAATTTCACTTATGACATTATGACTACTGATGGTGTAACGAGATTGAAGGAAGACATACTTGTAGTTACTGACACTGGGAATGACATTAAGCCGATCCATTTTTACATATATTTTGAGAATAAGAATGATAAGAAGTTGAGGTACGAGTCTAAAATGAATGTGAACTATAGACTGTACATCAAGACTCCAGCTTGCTTGTTACCGCTCAATGATTACATGAGAGCGCAACATGAGTATGTAAGTCCAAGCTCATCAAGAGTGTATATTAAAGACCCAGCTGTAGTGTACACGCGATCCTAAGATTGTGATGTGATTAGATGTGGTGGAATACTATCTTACGCTTCATAGGTGTGGTTGCCGACGTTGCGTAGTGGACAAATAGAACCCGAC